CTTCATTCCCGATGCGCCGTAATTGAATTCAATACTTCCAAGAAACAAATGGCATCACTTGCCAATGCTTTTCTGAAGCGTCTTGAATTCATCCTTAAATCGGAAGGTATTCAGTATGAGCAAGCCGTCGTTGCCGAACTCATTCTCCGCTTTGCTCCCGACTGGCGCCGAGTGCTCAATGAGTGCCAACGCTATTCGGTTTCTGGAAAGATTGACAAGGGTATCCTTGCAAACCTTTCGGATGCCAACATTACTCTGTTGATCAAGGCTCTTAAGGAGAAGGACTTTAAGGCTGGTCGTGCGTGGGTGGTTAATAACATTGATTCCGAACCTGCGGCAATCTTCCGCAAGATTTACGACAATATGACCGAGCATGCCAATCCCGACAGCATACCCAACATCGTGGTCATTCTTGCCAATTATCAATACAAAGACGCATTCGTTGCCGACCATGAGTTAAATCTTGTGGCGTGCATTACCGAACTTATGGCGTGTGCGGAATGGAAGCAATAACATGAATCCGTTTGAATACCTCAATTCCATCAACATGACCAAGACCAATATCATGGTCGACGATATTGCGGAAAAGCAATACCTTCCGTTTATGGTGAATCGAGGTCTTTCATACTTTGCGGATACCGTGGGCTTTGCCAATGAGATGAACCAAAATCATCACTTGGACAAGAGGCTCCAATACGAATATCTTATAAATATAGTTAGTAGGAATAAACGATTCAGCAAATGGCTCAAACCAACTGAATCGGAAGACCTCTTGATTGTTAAAGAACATTATGGATATAGTAATGAAAAGGCTAGATCCGCTTTGACGATTTTGAGTTCCGAACAACTAAACGAACTTAAACAAAGACAATTTAAAGGTGGACGCTCAACAACCAAATCAAAGCATTGATCCTATCCAAGGGACCGTCGTGGACGAAACCCCTGTGGCATGGACTCCTGCAATGATGCTTGAGATTACCTTGAATGAGCCGGATGATTTCCTTAAGGTTCGAGAGACTCTTACCCGTATTGGTGTTGCTTCTCGTAAGTCTTCCAACAAGCTATACCAATCCTGCCATATCCTACACAAGCAGGGTCGGTATTTTATCGTACATTTTAAAGAACTGTTTCTTCTTGATGGCAAGCCTTCCAATCTAAATGTAAATGATTTACAAAGACGGAATACCATTGCCACCCTTCTTTCGGATTGGGGTCTGGTTTCAATTGTAAATTCAGAACAGTCCAAGGATAAGGCACCACTCAGACAGATTAAGATCATTCCGTACCGAGATAAAGCTAATTGGGAATTACTCCCAAAGTACAATATCGGAAACACGAAGTGATATAAATAAATTTGATGGCACCAACGCCATCGACCGATAATGCCCAACTGGGGTTGTCGGAGATTACATAACCTTGCATAACTGGAGGTAAAATAGCATGTCAGGAAATACATACACGTTCCCACGGTCGGCCTTTGTAGGCTTCGACCATCTCTTCAACGAGCTCAACAGAGTCTCCTTAAGAGAGGATACATACCCACCGCACAATGTCGTCTACCTTGATGACGATAATTTCTTGGTGGAAATTGCCGTTGCAGGATTCTCTAAGGAGGACCTCGACATTCAGCTAAAGGATTCGATCCTTACTGTCAGCGGCGAAATGGAAGACACCCGCGTCTATAATCACAAGGGTATTTCAACCCGTAAGTTCACCAGAACTTTTACGCTGTCGGAATACGTTCGAGTAAAAGGTGCCGACCTTAAGAATGGAATTCTTTCGATTCCGCTCACCAAGGTTGTTCCAGAATCAGAACGCCCAAAGAAGATTGAGATTGGCTCAACCTTCATCCAAGACTAATTAACTCTTAATTAGTCCTTGCACGAGTGGTGGCTTTACGGTCACCACTCTTTTGTTATTTACATATCGACAATTGTTGTATAGGATTGTGAACAGTGAATTATTCCCTTACAGTATTTGATTCCATCTTTGATAATAAGACGGACAAGAAAGTTACCACTTCATCATGGGAAGACTTCGAGAAACTTATGTTCCAACTCTCCAGACTTCCTGGCTACAAAGCCAAGAAAGGTGAGAAGAAAAAGTCATCATCGTTAATCTCTCCGGCACTCTATACGGAAGGTACTACACGTGCAAATGCGAATGTCACCGGCTGGGGTGGTTGGGCTGCACTTGATGTTGACGAATATGATTGTACGTTTGAGGAAGCTGTTGGTCGTTATGTAAAGTACCGTCACATCTATTATTCGACCGCATCATCACGCCCAGAGAAAAAGAAGTTTCGCGTAGTATTTCAGCTAAATAAGATTGTTTCAGCCGACAAGATTCGTCATTTCTGGTACGCATTAAATAAGCACTTTGGCTCGATGGGAGACGAACAGACCAAGGACCTCAGCCGAATGTATTATGTGCCGGCTCAATATCCAGAAGCCGATAATTTCATCATTGCTCATCCGGGTGAGACTATGGACCCTGATGCAATTATGGCACAGCATCCGTATTCCGAGAAGCCGTCCATTTCCCTTATGGACAAATTTCCCGCGGCAATCCAAGAAGAGATTCTGAAACACCGTAAGGAACAAGCCAATAACAATACCATCCGTTGGAACTCCTACCTCGACTGTCCGTTTGTAAACAAGAATCTTGTGAAGGAATACAAATCAATTTCATCCATAGATGGTTCAGGAAGATACCGAATGATCTATAAGATTATGTCCAGCATTGCGTGTAATGCGGTAAAGAAACGCTATCCCATCACGGGTATGCAGATTGCAGAGATGGTGCGAGAGTTGGATAGGGATACCGCAAGAATTTACCAGAAGCGTCCTCTGCATACGGAAGCAGATAGAGCAATTGAATACGCCTACAAAACCGTCACTTTTTGATTTACATCCATCATCGGTTGGTATAGTGTTATTGAATGGAATTTTACACAAACGTCCAAACCTACGGCGACCATATTCTCTATCGCGGCTACCGTGATGGGCTCCGGGTAAAGGACAGGGTTAATTTTAAGCCCACATTGTTTCTCGGCGTCGATGAGGCTCAGTCGCCTTACATGTCACTTACCGATGTTCCGGTAAAGCCAAATGTTTTTAGTTCTCTGAATGATGCCAAGGAGTTTGTTGAAATGTATTCCCATACCGGCAAGGTGTATGGCAATACCCGTTGGGTTACTAACTTTATTCAGAACCAGTTTCCGGATGAAATCAAATTCAACCGCGACATGGTCAACGTTGCGTCATTGGACATTGAAGTGCATTCGGACGAAGGCTTTCCCGACCCCGACCGCGCCGAATATCCTATCACCGTCATCACGGTTAAAAACAATCACTCCGACTCGTTCAATGTGTGGGGTGTAAAAGCCTTCGACCCCGACCAATCCATCTTTGCCGGGCGTGTAACTTACACGCAGTATCGCACCGAGGAGGAAATGCTTCAAGGCTTTCTTGAGTGGTGGTCGAACACCCAGAACATGCCAGACATTCTGACTGGATGGAATTCTAGGTTCTTCGATGTTCCCTACATCATCAACCGTATCAGCAAACTCCTTGGTGAAAAAACGTGCACGAAGCTATCTCCATGGCCAACAATCAAGGGTTGCATTCGTCAGAAAAATGTAACCATCATGGGTCAGATGAAACTGTCCTATGAAATCGTTGGTATCTCTCAGCTCGACTATCTCGACCTCTTCCGTAAATTCACCTTGAACACCTATGGCAATCAGGAGTCCTATAAACTCGGACACATTGCCCATATCGTGCTGAATGAGACTAAACTCTCCTATGCCGAATACGGAAGCCTCGGTGGGCTCTACAAAAACAACTTTCAAAAGTATGTCGATTACAATATCAAGGACGTCGAACTTCTGGAACGCCTCGAGGATAAACTCGGTCTCATCACCTTGGTTCTTACACTCTCCTACATCGGCGGCGTAAACTATACCGACACCCTTGGTACTACTGCCATCTGGGAATCTATTATCTACCGCGACCTCATGTCGCGCAAGATCATTCCCACGGTTTCTCCCATTCGTCCAAGCTACGAATATACCATCATCGGTTCCAAGACGGAAGAGGAGAAAGCCCTTGTTGAGGAAGGTGACGAACCTGGTTCCTTTGCCGGCGGTTATGTGAAGGATCCTAAGGTTGGCTTTCATGACTGGGTATGTTCATTCGACTTGAACTCTCTGTATCCCAATCTTATTATTCAATACAACATGTCGCCGGAGACCATTCTTCCGGTTCAGATGCAAGGAGTCCATCCCGACAAGCTTTTGGCTGGAAACATTCCGCAACCTGAAATTAAGAATGCCATTGTGGCATCGAATGGTGTGCTGTTCGACCCCGACCGCAAGGGTATCATTCCCGAAATCATCAAGGGCATTTACGACAAACGTGTTGTCCTGAAGAAGGACATGATCGCGGAAAAAAAGAAACTTGAGAAAACGGAAAAGTCCGACAAGGTTTCCAGGTTTAAGGTCGAACGAGAAATCAGTCGCCTTGAGAATCATCAGGTCGCACTTAAAATTCTTCTGAACTCACTTTACGGTGCTCTTGGTAACAAACACTTTCATTACTTTGATGTCCGTGTTGCCGAGGGTACAACTCTGTCGGGTCAGACGGCAATCCGTTGGGCAGAAATGAATGTGAACAAGTACCTCAACGGCGTCCTTAAAACTAAGGATGTCGATTATGTAATTGCCATTGATACTGACTCGGTGTATGTCACAATGAAACCAATTGTTGACATGTTTAAGCCCAACAACCCAGTGAAATTCTTGGATGAATTCTGTGCAAAAGCCATTGAGCCTGTGTTCAAGGATGCATATGAAAAACTTGCCAAGAATGTGGGTTGTCCCGATAACCGCATGATCATGAAACGTGAGGCAATTGCCGACCGTGGCATCTGGACCGCCAAGAAGCGTTACATCCTAAACGTCCATAACAATGAGGGCGTTCAGTATGCCGAACCTAAAATCAAGGTGATGGGTATCGAAGCCGTGAAGTCATCGACTCCTGAAATCTGTCGTGATGAAATGAAGCGGATGTTCAAGACAATCCTCACTAAAACGCAAGCCGAAGCCCAGGCTGAAATCAAAGCGTTCCGCGAACAATTCAAGGGTCTTGATCCGGTCAACATTGCGTTTCCCCGTGGCACCAAGGATATATCCAGCTATCGTAGTTCCAATACCATCTACAAGAAAGGTACCGGCGGTACCACGCCGATTCACGTCCGCGGTTGTCTCCTATTCAATCATCATCTCAAGATGAAGAACCTTCTAAATAAGTACGAAACAATCAAGAATGGCGACAAAATTAAATTCATCTATCTTCGGACTCCCAATGCAATCAACGAGAATGTCATTTCGTTTATTGACGTGATTCCTAAGGAATTCAATCTCCACAATCATATTGACTTTGACAAACAATTTGAAAAGACCTACCTCGACCCGATCAAAATCATTTTTGAAGCAATCGGTTGGCAGTGTGAGGAGACGGCATCGCTTGAAAGTTTCTTTTCTTGATTTACATCTGCACCATATTGTGTAATAATCTATCATTCTAAATAAGACATGAATCCAAAATATCCAATATACATCATTTCTAAAGGTCGTTGGGAGTCTCGGCTCACTGTTCGTTCTTTGGATCTAATTAATGTTCCGTACCGTGTGGTTATCGAGCCACAGGAGTATGATAAGTATGCTTCCGTCATCGACCCTAAAAAGTTAATCGTGACGCCGTTCAGCAACCTTGGTCGGGGAAGTATTCCCGTCCGCAACTTTGTGTGGGAGCACTCAATCAACGAAGGTCATAAACGCCACTGGGTCGTTGATGACAATATCGCGCATTTCTACCGCATCAACAACAACCTAAAGATTCGTGTGAACGATGGTACCATCTTTCGTTGCTGTGAAGACTTTACCGACCGCTTTGAGAATGTCAAAATGTCGGGAATGAACTATGCCTTCTTCTGTCCGGCTGGTCTGTACCGCCCGCCGTATTACCTGAACACCCGCATTTACAGTTGCATCCTTTTGGACAATTCTCTTGATATGCGCTGGCGCGGACGGTTCAATGAGGACACCGACATCAGTATCCGCATCATGAAAGCAGGTTACTGCACGATTCTCTTTAATGCATTTACCTGTGGTAAGGCTGCAACACTCACAATGAAGGGTGGTAATACGGATGAGCTATATAAAGCTGCCAATGATAACCGTCTTTCCTTTGCCCAATCTCTACACTCCCAACATCCAGATGTAGTAAAAATCATCAAACGCTGGGGTCGTTGGCACCATCTTGTTGACTATACCGTATTTGAAAAGAATCATCTGATTCTAAAGAACGGTCTCAACATTCCGAAAGGTACCAACGAATATGGTATGGTTCTCAAAAAGATGCCACCAAAAGTAGATACCGAACTTGACAATCCAGAATTAATCCAACACGAAAATGAATAACAAGAAAGTCCTCAAGAAAGAACTTAAAACACCAGAACACAATCTGTTCTCGCTCTCCGGTCAGGAAGAAGCAACCACCCCATATCTTTGGGACAGTATGCCATCATACAATCAGATCAATGAAAAGAGCTATGCCTGCTTCAATGTTCGCGTTGAATCTCAGGAAGACCTCGACAAGGTCGCTAAACTCCTTGATCAGCCGATCACGGTGAAGACTCGGGCAATTCGTTATCCCGCACGCGACCGTTTCCGTAATACATTACTCCGTTGGGTGACGGAAGAAAATACCGAACAAAAACCGACCGAATAAGGTTTACTGTCACAGACAAGTGTATATAGTTGAACCATACCTTAAATTATGTCATCATTACTCGCTAAACTAAAAAAGAATTCCCGCATTGATAGCTCGTCTACCTTGGATGAATCCAAGTTTTTCAATCAAGGCGACAACAGTGTTCCGACCGATGTTCCTATGATCAATGTTGCCCTCTCGGGTGACCTCGACAAGGGTCTCACTTCCGGTCTTACCGTCCTTGCCGGTCCATCTAAACACTTCAAGACCTCATTCGCCCTCATCATGGTTGCGGCGTATATGAGAAAGCATCCTGATTCAATCGTACTATTCTATGATTCTGAATTTGGTTCGCCTCAGGCTTACTTCAAGACCTTTGGCATTGATACCAGCCGCGTGCTCCACTGTCCCATCATGAATGTCGAAGACCTTAAATTCGACATCATGAAACAGCTTGATGGAATTGAGAAAAGCGACAAGGTCATCATCATGATTGACTCGGTCGGTAACCTTGCTTCCAAGAAGGAAGTTGAGGATGCCATGAATGAGAAATCGGTTGCCGATATGACTCGTGCCAAGGCTTTCAAGAGCCTGTTCCGTATGGTAACCCCACATCTTTCAATGAAGGACATTCCGATTGTTGCCATCGGTCACACCTACAAGACACAGGACATGTATCCCAAGGATGTTCTTTCTGGTGGTACCGGTCTCTATTACTCGGCAAACACGGTCTGGATTCTCGGACGCCAACAAGACAAGGATGATGACGGTCTCCAAGGTTACCACTTTGTGATTAATGTTGACAAGTCTCGCTTTGTAAAAGAAAAGTCCAAGGTTCCGATTTCTGTTTCTTTCGCCAACGGCGTTGAGAAATACTCTGGTCTCCTTGAGGTTTCTCTTGATGGTGGCTTTGTAACTAAACCGACCCAGGGTTGGTATCAAAAGAAAGGTGATACCGTCAAGTATCGCGAGAAGGATACCTACACGAAGGAATTCTGGAAAGACATTCTTGACTCGAAACAATTTAAGGATTACATCCGTACCCGCTATACCCTAGGCGGCGAAGGGCAAAGTGGTCTCACCTCAATTGTGGATGATGAAGCCGATGAATCCTAAAATTACAGATAAGGATTTCTCATTCGTTGAAAAGCCAACTTCCGAAATGTATTCGGTTAAGTTGAAGAGTGGCCCATGGTCGGGTGTCATTGTTACCTACGGGAAGGTTTCCCTTAAGGTAAGCGAAGACAAGCAATCGGCCACTCTCTCTTTTCAATTCAAAGTAGACGAAGCTCCAGATGTTCATGATATTGATGAACTGGAAATGTCTGCCGATTTCAACAATCACCTTGGTGACATTCTAAGTCACATCATTCAAAATGCCTTCGACACGGGCCAGTATAAATTAGGGTCTAATGACAAACAATTTACAAACGACGATTCTTCAGAAGTTAGTGAATGATGAAGGGTATTGCCGCAAGGTACTACCGTTCATTAAACGCGAATACTTTGAGGGGTCGCATAAGTCCGTCTATAAACTTATTGTTGATTTCATTGAGAAGTACAATAAGTTGCCGACTCAGACGACGCTCAACATTGATCTAGTAAACAGAAATACCGACATCAGTGAGGAGCAGTATGACAACACTGTTAAACTTATTGATTCACTCAAGGAGAACCCAGTTGTCCAGGATCAATGGTTGCTGGAACATACCGAAAAATGGTGCAAGGACCGTGCGGTATTTCTGGCAATTATGGAATCTATTTCCATTATTGACGGCAAGAAAAAGGAAACCTCTCAAGATGCAATTCCCGATATTTTACAAAAGGCATTGGGAATTAATTTTGATAATTCTGTTGGTCACGATTACATTGGTAATGCCGACGACCGCTTTGATTTCTATCATAAGGTTGAAGACCGTACTCCATTTGATCTGGAGATGTTCAATACCATTACAAAGAATGGTGTTCCTCGGAAGACTCTCAATATCTGTCTCGCGGGTACGGGCGTGGGTAAATCTCTATTCATGTGTCACGTGGCTTCTTCGTTCCTTACTCAGGGCAAGAATGTACTTTACATTACACTTGAAATGTCGGAGGAACGCATTGCCGAACGTATTGACGCCAATCTAATGAATGTTCCGATTGATCAGTTGGCAAATATGCCAAAGGATCTTTATGAATCTAAAATCCAAAAGATTGCCGCAAAGACAAAGGGTACCCTTATTGTAAAAGAATATCCGACCGCTTCCGCTCATGCAGGACACTTCCGTGCTCTTCTGAATGAACTAAAACTCAAGAAGGACTTTAAGGCCGATGCCATCTTTATTGACTACCTCAATATCTGCGCATCTGCTCGTATGAAGGGTGTCGGCGGTTCCGTCAACACCTATTCGTTTATTAAAGCCATTGCCGAAGAAATCCGTGGGCTTGCCGTGGAGTTTGATGTTCCCATCTTCTCTGCGACTCAGACGACCCGCT